AAGTCACTGTGTTGTTGGCCATTCCTCTTGACAGCAATCTGAAATTCCACACCGTCGGCATCCAGTCCATCGCATCGCATCTGCTCATCATGGCAGAGCTCGATCTTGGACTTTACACCATCTTGCTTGGTGAGGTTCCCGATGTACATCATCTGGGCGTCAACGATACATTGCAAAATGCCTGCCCACTCATAAGCTCGGCTAAGGCATTTTGCTGCTGCCAGGTTCTTCACCCCGGCAACATTCCCATCATTGTACGCTTTGATGGCACTGCTGCTGCATGTTACTCCATGGTTCGAGATGAACCTTTTGAGGTCGGGCATAATCTTGGAAGTGGGACCATTCTTGTCGACCAGGACGTGAATCCCGGCAAACAACATCTTGTCCCCAGGGGCACGATGTTCCAACACCATGTTGAAACCGCACCTCTCCCAAAACTTGATGATATCATCATCATGACTGCGGAGAGGCACATGTTTGCCCTCCTTGTCTTTCGCAGTCGTTGCTAGACCTGAGTCATCGCCTTCGAAACCTGACATCAGCCATCTGATATGGCCCCAAATGTCTTCTGCATTTCGCCTGTCTGGGTTCAGAAACACTGACGCCCTGGCTCCATAAATGCAGACGTGCCATAGGACCAGATTGATCCAAAAATTTAAGCACGAGGTTCCTCGATGACCACTCCTTCTAATGGAGTCGATTTTCAACTTCAGCTTCTCCGGCCAATCTAGAGTGGCCTTTTTGCCTGAGTTGAAAACCCACGCAGTCAGGGATTTCTTGCTGTTTATCTTCTCATGAGATTTCACCCATTCTTCGGGGATGATGAAATTATCCATGAGGACGTAGCCAATCCACTTCATGACTGGATTTTCGATGAGCTCTCTGAGCTCTAGGCTGCAACATGTATCCCAGGCGCTGCCGTCTCCTTCCAGGCAGTCCACGGTGTCCATTTTCCGTCTCATTGCACCAAAAACCTTCAGCACGGCGTCGAGTTTTGCTCCGCCCTTGATGCTGTTGGTCTTGAATGCTGCGCGTGAGAACAAAAGGTCCTCAAAGCACTTCACGACGATAAATGCCATCACCTGACCTGCATCGCCATCTGCTATTAGAAGCCTGGGGGCTTTGCCAGCACCGCTGGCATCACCGGCCATAGCTTCAGCCTTGATGTTGAATGACAGGTTAAAACTGGGATCTAGCGTAAGCGCTAGTTGTTCGATGGCTTTCCGCAGCCTTTCGGGGCTCCACTTTTTGCTCGCAATGAGCGAAAGATCATGAAGGTTCGCAAGCGCCCATTCAATGATCAGTTCCTTGCTAAATATCGCGTCCTTCCCGAAACATGCATTCCTCACGAAAGTCGTAAGGTTTGCGATGTCCCGTTTCGTAAGTGCGGGCTTCCTCTGCTTCTCAGTGATACGTTTCCTGATGGCTAGCTCTAAGTTCTTTCGATCTTGTGCGTACACCACAGGGTTCTCTGTGAGCGTAGGATATAGCAACACACCCCGTATTTGCCTCGCTCCATCTTTATCGTGTGTATGGCCTACTATGCCTTTCACACCTTGCTCGGAGGTCAGCAGACTTCCCTTCACATTCAGCAAAATGCCCAAATCGTCACCTCCAGGCCCTCGCATCTCGTCTAATATCTCCTCGGCGTGGATTTCGGGAGAATGCGGCAATCCGTTAGGCCTTTCGGGTCTCTTTTGTGAAGTTGCGTCGCAGGTCTCGACTTTATCGACCAATGGCTTTTCGGGTGGTTTGGCTGGCTTCTCCGTGGTCTCACCGTACGGGAAGCTTTCCCACTCCTGAATTTCTGCCCACACGTGTGGTTGCAACTTGGGACTCACTGCTGTACCGGGTCTAAAGACCCGCTGAGCAGCGCCCATGCAACTGTTCCACCTGACAATCGGTCCATATTCCGTACACACAGGGGGTGGTGGCAGCGGATCCGTTCGACCTCCTGGGAGATCATCTGTGGAGGTAGCGACTGTGCTTCTGCCATCAGTAGCTCGGACTCTCTGTAGTACAGATCGACCGTCTCCGCGTCTTCCGTCACCGGCATAGTGCCTAGACCTCCCTGGTAATCGCCAACCACCACACCAGTACTCCCCAAGGATTCCAGGACCTGAATAACTTGTCCGCACGCTCCTGCGTCGTTCATCTCCTGAAGCAGAGGAACTCTCTCCTCTATGTACACCTCCAGAATCAGATCCGCTATCGGGTGCGTCATCCTCTCGTCGTCCAGATCCACTCTCGTCATTATCTCTTCGTTCATCGTGACTGCGTCTCGGTTCCAAACGCGACAAAGTCGGCACTCGAGGTTCGAGTGCACCACAGCACATCGTGGTTCGGAACGAGATCCATAAGTTAGTTGCGAATGACTCAAGTACGGTCCAAGGGGAAGATACCCGTAGGAATTCCCTCTCAACAGCCCAAGGACCCCATTTCCGTAGAAGTCGCTCGTAGTCTGTGGTTCCTGTCCAGAGGGACTTTGCTTTCTGAGACATCGATGCAGCTTTGATTGCTGGTTTTGCACCTGACGCCGTAGCAAATTGATAAGCTTCCCACAGTCTTCCGTATTCATCTGGCGTGAGTACGATGTTGACAGTTTGTCCTCGATTGTCATGGCCACACGGGCAATATCCGGCCAAAGGCACGGAAATTCGCAAGCATCCTGGGATGTCTGCTCTGCCATTCTTTGGTCTCCTTCCTGCGAGCATTGCGAAGTCGTCACGGTCACATGCGACATTGCAAGGAACGTAATCAGTGCCGCACACGTACATGCACTGATCAGGCTGTAGCAGTACTAACAGTACTGAAGCTTGCCTAAGGCTTCCACTCCGTTCGCCGCTCAAGTGCTGGTCACTTGAG